ATGCCCCTTCTTGAGAACTTAGGCCCCCGCATCTGCATTCTTGGCCCATCCAATAGCGGTAAATCCACCCTGGCTGACGCGATCGCACGCAAGCTGGCCATCCCGGCCGTGCATCTGGATCAGCTCTACCACCTGCCGCATAGCAACTGGGTGCCCCGCCCCGAAGCAGATTTTGTTGCGCTGCACCAGGCAGCTATTGCGCAAGAACAATGGGTGATGGAAGGCAACTACACGCGCCACCTGGCCCCACGTCTGGCTCGCGCTACAGGTTTCATCGTGCTAGAGGTCTCCACCGCTACCAGCCTGCTGCGCTACTTCCGGCGCACCCTGTTTGAGCGCAACCGTCGTGGAGCCCTGGAAGGCGGTAAAGATAGTGTGAAATGGCAAATGATCCGCCATATCGCCATCGTGACCCCGCCCAATCGCCACAAATACTTGAGCATTTTCGAGGCAAGCACCTTGCCTAAAGTCAGACTAGGCAGCCCTCGCGACCTGAAACTGTTTTATCAAACCGAAGGCCTGCAACGCTAAGCGCACGAAGCGCTAACCCTCTGGGCTGTTTCCATGCGTGGCGCCCTATTTCCCCAAGGCCAACACATACCCCTGCAAACCGCTTAAAGCGCTCCGGTATCCATCAGCAACTCCTGCCATCTCTGTATATCGCTCTGCGCACAGGCCGACCACGTTGCGCAGCTGGCTGGCAATTCGGGCGTTTGCATCCAGCGCATGTCCGGCTCGGGCAGCCTGAGCGGCGACACGATCATTGGCGGCGGCGAGCTTGCTGCGCAAGCCGTCAAGATCGGCGCGAGCAGCCACAGCAACACGCTGAGCCGCATCCAGCTGCATTTGATAAGTGACTCGAACATCCTCCACCTCCTTTTGTAATCGTTGCCCCATCAAGCGCGCACGGACCTCGGCCTGCAACTGCGCCGCCCTGGTCTGCGCCTGGGCCAGCTCATAGCCTTTGCGATACTGCTCCTGACCATACAGCGCCCCCCATAAAAAAAGGGCTGCCAGAACAGCAGCCCCTACTAATGCAGACTTGATAGACATAACTGCCTCTCGGCCTGACGCCGCCGCTCCAGCCCCCGCAACTTGCGGCCACCAGCGTAGACCCAACGATCCAGCTCCTGACATGCACCGGCTATATCCCGAGCCCGTAGCTTGCGCAGCAAGGTCGAATTGGCATAGGCCCCAGCCCCCACGTTATAAACAAAGCTGCTCAGCGCCACACGTACCTCATCCGGCAAGGGATAGCTAACGGAACGATCCACCACACTCAAAGCACGACGAACCTCCTGCTCCGTCAAGGCGTCGCAACGCTGCGGACTGGCCATGTCACCCAGCTTGACTCCTTGTGTGTAGCCGTCGCAGATAGTCGGAATGCCGACGGGGTCCACATAGGCGATCAAAGAGCGCCCCTCCCAGGCGACAACCAAAGCAATCGCCGCCGAGACTACCCCTGCACCCAGCTTAGTCTTCAGATCCATGCTTCCACTCCTTGAGCTGGCGCCAGGCACGCTGGATCCCGCCCACAATCCGCGCGGCCGCACGAGTAAAGTCCGGCAGCTTGGTCACAATCAAAATCACCACATAAGCCGCCCATAAAGTCAGCACAAAGTCCTGCATCGTCCAACCATAAATAAGCAGGGCCGAGCCGGTGCTTATGGGTAGGTGAGCGGCGTCGTTATTCAGCACAGGCCCTTCTCCTTATTTAAATTTGCCCTGTCTGCTGCATCCCTTTTATGGGTGCAGCAGACATAAAAAAACCCGCTCAAGCGGGCCGGGGAACAATTTTCAAGAAGTAATGGTAGGTCTACGCAGACCACTCAAACTGATCCACTTCGGCTTTGCTATTTGCTTGCTGAACCTGCTCAGCCAACAGCGCATTACGCTGCATCAGACTCACAATGCGTACTTTGGCCTCTCGACCCAATTGCTGAATCTGCTCAGCCGTATGCATACGCATAGCCCAATCGCCGGCCTGGTTCGCGCACCAAAATGGTGTAGACCAGTTAGCGGCAAGACCAGACAACAATGAATCAGCCAAACTACTGGCCAGATTCAATTGATCAGTTTCATTACTAGGGTATCGGTGAAGCTCACCCAAAACCTCGGACTCAAAGCCGTCCTTGATAGCCGCCCGGCAAGCTGCCGACAAAGCGGTAATCTTGCTTTCCTTATACGTCTGCAGTTGAGCTGCTGCCGTCACGACCTTACTACTATCAATGTTGATCTGCATCGGTTTCCTCCTTTATTTCAGATTCAGGGCTTGTCTCAAAGTCGGCTTCAGAAGGCAGCTCTGGAATGGGTGCTGGCGGTGGGCTCTGCGCAGGTAATGCAACCACGCCATCCTCACTAATCACGATCGGCTCAGGAAAGCATGCTGCCGAATCTGTTTGATCCGCCGCGATATGAAAAAGCAGTTGATCAATCTCGACGCTGTCAGCATGACGGGTAACTGAGGCCTGCTTCAATAAGGGATGCTCGATTGCGCCGGCTGGCAGAACATCGCCAGGGGACATAAAGGACAAATCAAGCTCTTCCTGGTCAATTTTTAGAATGGTGCCTGAACGCTCAAGGCTGATCTTTTGGACCATACCCACAGGGACCTGGGGGCATAATTTGATGATGAAATTCATTATTTCCATACTCCAATTGCTACATAGTCAACTGCGGCACTTGTGCCAGTATCCACAATGCCGGCAGTGTCGCGAATAAAGAAACTACCCGCCCCTGAACCCATCCCCATTTGCGGCACGGCATAATATCCAGAGCCGTCAGACAAGGGCTGGATCACCGTGGTGGGAGGCGCTATAAACGCCATGGGATAAGAGATCACTGGACTGGAAGGCTTCCAGCCATTACCACTGAATGTGACTTGCCCACGACAAATTTGAGTGCCATTGGCAAGCCGTATCCAATTGCCATTTGAATTTGACCCCGACTGCACAACCGATCCACCTGCCACATCACCCACAATATTCTTGTCGTGAACCAGCTTGCAGGCCGAACGATATTCCCTCTTGCCCGAGACCCCGCCATTTAAATAAAAGTTATCGGAGTAAGGATCGGTAGAAAGGCGCAGCCCCGCATTCATATTGCTGCCGTAGGGCATATCAAGAAAGAAAGAACCACCACCCCACGTTACCGCCCGCGTTTGGTAGTACCAGCCAAATGGATTGGAGCTATCCCTCCCATTGGCTGGGGTGGTTGTAGCACCACCTAATCCAAACTCACCGACATTCAAAGTGGTCAGCCAGGCTCGATATGTTCCGGACCGGCGCCCTCGGTGAACCACACCACCATCGGAGGACACATAAATTTGGGCTCCCACCGTACCGGTCTGACGATGCCATACAACACCAGGCGCTGTGGTCGGTCTGTCGGTAATCGCCGTGCTTACGTAATACATGCCTGCCGGGACATCTACATCGTCAAGCGATGCCGTGGGCCAATGATCATATGAGTTTGCCGCCCCAAAACTACCCAAGCCGAATGCTCGACCATTAGTAAGAATTTTCCAGGCTGTCGGATCGTTAGGAGCAGCTTGCAAATCTGTCTTTTTTAAAACCGAATCCCACTCCCATTCCGTTTGGGAAAGCAGAAGTAGCGAAGCGACGCGATCTGCCAACTCCTTGACGTAACCCTGCATGGGGGCCAAAGCATAGGCCTGCCCACTGGCAGACGCACCTCGATAAACCTGCGTCAGCGTCAAAGATGTGTCTGACGCAATATTCTTTACTTCATAAAGCTGCCCATCAGGTGCCACAAATGCCTCACCCTGACGCGCTCCAGAGAGCCACTTTGTTCCGGTTCCGGTGACCGTGGCATTGTTTGCGGCGACCTTGACGGTCCCGGCGGTATACCAAGCCATTGCTATCCTCCTATGTATCGTATGCTTGCCACCTGGCTACAAACAATCAGCAAAAAAAAACATGTGCGGGAATTATTAGAGCTAGGTACTACTGTCTTAGCCTGAAACGTCATGCTTTCCACCTTCCTATTGCACATAGACGGACTTGCAAAGCAAAGTCCCACCGAATAGCCGCCAGCAGTTTATAGTCGCAGTACCCTGTACCTCTGTTAATACCCGGGCCAACCCAAAAAGAACTGTCGCTAGTATTGAAGTCGGCCGTCAAAACATAGGCTGACGTGTCAATGAAGGCCATTGGGAAAGTCCAGGAATTATTGCTGCTTTTCCAGATATTCCCCTCTGCTCTATCCACCCAGCTAGAGCTCCGTATCCCGGACCAGCATATTTGCGTTCCATCTGCGAACCTAATCCATGTACCGTTAGCGTTTGAGCCGTTATCAACCACAGATCCAGCGCCCACATCCCCAACGATGTTTTTATCGTGAACAAGTTTGCAAGCATTGCGGAACGTCTTTTGACCAGATACCGCACCATTCATATAAAAGTTATCGGTATAGGGGTCCGTCGAAATACGCAGGCCAGAGTTAAAGGCGGTTGTGTTATAGGCCAGGTCTAGGAAAAACCCCCCGCCCCCCCAAGCCGGTTTAGCTCCAGATCGGTAATACCACCCAGTCTTTTGGGCGTCCCATGAGGTTGGGTTAGCTTGAGCACCACCAAATCCGTATTCACCTACATACATGGCCTCGCGCCAAGTGTGATAAGCACCAGCACGCCGACCGCGCCAACCTAATCTGTTACTGGAGCTGACCGCCACTTGCCCCCCGGCTGTGCCCGCCTGCCTATGAAATAAAACCCCAGCGTTGTATCCGGTCACATTAGGGTCAAAGGGCAATTTCGACGCATCACCAACTAGGGGACCATAGTAGTAGGCTCCCGCCCCCACACCCAGCGCATTCAAATCTGCTGCTGGAAATATGTCTAAATTGGCGTCTGCGCCCGAGCGGCCCACGCCATACTGCCCCACTGTCATAAGCTCTTTCCAGGCATTGGGCTTAGCGTTATTGACTGTGCGTATGTAGAACTTGTCTTGAACCGGCGATGCATACAATAGACCGTAATACGTACCGCCCCACCCAAACTTGAAGTAGCTTGATCCGGAGCTGGTGCCATCAGGTTTACCCACATCGCTTGAGCCCGATCGGTAAATCCCATTAATGGGGTTTTTCAGAATGTCTTGGTCTGCAACCGCTCCCGAATTACCTCCAAAACCCCAGTCTGCATTGCGCATCACGCGCCCTGGAACAGGATCAATCGTTGATGTAGCCAGAGTGCCCTTGGCGGCGCTCCCCATAGCCGACAGTGCAGGCAGCAATTCTGCTGCACGGTCTGCCAACTCCTTGACATAGCCTTGCATAGGGGCCAATGCGTAAGACTGACCTGTGGCCGTAGCACCGCGATAAGGCTTAGTCAGCGTCAAGGAGGTATCCGACGCAATATTCAACACCTCATACAGTCGACCGTCAGGGGCAACAAAGGCCTCGCCCTGCCGGGCACCTGCCAGCCACTTCGTGCCGGTGCCCGTCACAGTGCTGCTATTTACGGTGACTTTTACAGTCCCCAAGTCATACCAAGCCATTCCATACTCCTTGCTGACAGTGATGCCCCTCAGCCGCTACTTGGGCACATACTAAAAACGGCGCACCAGAATGCTGAGTGTTCATTATTCGTACTCCATAAAAAAAGCCGCTATTCAAGCGGCTGGATACTCGACAGGATCACAATCCTGTAATGCCGGAGATGGCTCCTCGGCAAATCGCAAACTTACAAAACGGTCGGGAAGGATATCAAGGGCTTTGCCATTGATCGCTGGTCCAGTACTGTAATCAGGCTCATAGGTACGAATCGTCAGTGTTTGGTCCTGCTCGCACTCTTCGTAGTCCAAGGTGAAATACACATTGCCATTTCGATCTTTCGGGGTTTCGATATACCAGCCGTCACGACTCAGTAGCGGTACCTGGCGCAAGAGATAGTGGCCAGCTCCCAGGCGCTCAAACTTGGCTGCGGCAATTTCAGGATGCATGGTCTTCTCAATGCCCGTACTACCAAGCTGAATGACAGGGGACGCCTTTTTAATAAAGCCATTGCTGTCGACCATCGTATTTCGATGCGTCAAGAGTTCCTGCCATGGCTTGGCAATCCGGTTCTGGACGTTTCGAATCCAGAGTTTGTCGCTTATTGGAGAGGCATATAGCAAGCTATAGTAGGCTCCACTCCAGCCAAATTTAATGTAGCCAGCACCGGTATTGTTGTCAGGGGCCTCCGTACTGCCAGAGCCCGATCGATAAAAACCGTTGACTGTGTTGTTAAGAATATTAGGATCAGCCGCGATTGAGCTACCAACACCAAACCCCCAGTCACCAATGCGTGCGACTCGCCCAGCAGTCGCGTCCTGGTTGGAGTCTGTCAGAGTTGCTTTGGCTGCCGTGCCCAGATCAGCCAAGACAGGCAACAGTCCTGCTGCTCGGTCAGCCAGCTCTTTGACATACCCCTGCATCGGCGCAAGTGCATATTTCTGAGCGGTGCCTGTGGCACCTAAATAAGGTTTGGCCAGGGTCAACGAAGTATCAGAAGTAATATTCGCTACCTCGTATAGCCGACCATCCGGGGCTACGAATGCCTCACCTTGTCGAGCACCTGACAGCCATTGTGTCCCGGTTCCTGTAACAGTCGCACTATTCAGCGTTACTTTGACTGTTCCAACGTCATGCCAACCCATTGCCGACCTCCTTTAAGACATGATGCTGTTCTTTCAAAGTTTGAACGGCAATCTCTGTTGTCTCAGTGGCAGCTGACTGCTCTACACCAGCCGCCAAAATATCGATCAGGCTACAAACCATACCTGCCATTAACTCTGGTGTATGTCGATTGCCCATCTCGTTTTCAAAAACCTGTTCGATAGAGTGATACATATTTATTTAACACGCAAAAAAACCGCTCTTGGCGGACATTTACCTGAAAACAATCACACTTTAAATTATTAAAAACAAAACCCCCATTATTTATTATTAATTCAACATAAAATTAATTTTTCTTATACTTATTCTTTACAGCACTACAACTCTCAATCCACTCCCTAACATCAACTGGCATAATAAAACCGTTTTCCTCCATTTTTTTCGCTAACTTATACAAAGCATCTAACTGATCACAAACACTCATATAACCATCTCTACGCAATTTTGCATATGGCTCTACATGTTTAATTTTCAATCTCAATCTCCTTATCCAAAAATGGCCAAGCAGATATTTTCACTTTATAGATCCCTGGCTGATCAAAAACCAGCTCAACCTCCCCATCTTCCACTTGATACTCCGACTGATTAATAAAAACCTTACATGGCATTGGGAGTTTTTTTATAATCTTTCCATTAACAATAAAATCCATCTCCTTCCGGAATTTCGCAACCCCGTCAATTACATAATAAATTTCATCTGAATATTCTCCCTCAATCCAAAATTCATCGCTTATTTTTTTATTAGCTTCTATTACCCCAGGAGGGCCTGATAAAAAACCAGTTATTCTTCCAATTCCATCATAAAAAGTAATAGATTTATTTCCTTCTAACGCATCAAAACCAAACATGCTAACAATCCTCCCGGATGACTTATTGTCGAATTACCTGCGGGCAAAGATGAAATAGCCATATTCACCTCCCCCCTTTGAGAGTAGATAGGATAACTGGGTGGATTTCCCTCACCCGACCCCGACGAATTGGTGTAGCCAATAAGTGATTGATTCAACCTTGACCACAGCACAGTATTCCAATTAATTTTCACCGGCAGTGGATTTATAGCTAATTGAGGTGGATGAGTTTGGCCAACCTGCCCCGTTCTGGTATCCAAATACAGAACTAACACCTGCGCCGGAACAGCGGTATAGATGCTGACATCTCTAGAATCACCGCTTAAGAAAACAGCAGTAGTTACCGAATTTCCAGAAATTTTTAATGTATCTACTGCCGCAGATCCAATTTTTGCATTAGTAATTTGCGCATTACCAATTTTTGCATTGGTAATAGATCCATCTGCTATCTGCGCACTTCCCACGGATGCATTTGCGATCTTTGCCGTTGTAATAGCACCATTAGCTATCTTGGCATCTGTAATACTCGCGTTTCCAATCAAAGCGGAATTTAAAATGCTCGCTCCGCCCTGAACCGAGAAAACTGTAGCTGGATTGCCATTAGCGGCATGCATCACTGCAAAACGATCAGCCAAAACAGCAAAGGTCGACTGCATCACGCCAGACTCGTTGGTCAAATCCAGACCCACACCGGAGACATACTTCACCCCGCTCTGATTCGCCTGCAGCTTCACCCCCCAACTGGAAGCGATCTTGCCATCCAGTTCCGTCAAAGAACGAGAAACCTGCTCAACGGCCGCCGAATTACTACCAATACCCGTTTCCAAAGTCGTAATAGACTCAGCCAACGCACGATTCTCATCAGCCTGGACATTCTTGAACTCAGCCAAAGACGCCCGGATTTGGGTTTGCTCTTTCTGAGTATCAAACTGATTCAGCACTCGTTCCAGGTCAGCATCCTCACCCGCCTGTTGACGTTTGATTTCTGCATTCAACACCAGCTGACTGGTAGCCAAGGCTTCTTGCTGGCCCTCTACGCTAGTTACCCGAGAGTTGGTTTCGTTCAAGGCCCCCGCTGTAGCTGCCAAACCCGTCTTGGGATCATTGACGGTATTTTGTAGTGCCGTGATATCCCGACCTTGAGAGGTGATTGTGTTCCCTTGCTGAGTCACCTTCCCACTCAACACACTCACAGATTCAGCGGTCGCAATTTCTGCTGGATCAATATCATCGCGCTGCGTTACAGCTGTGACGCGATAACCCTGGATATCCGCCCACCCAGCAGTGTTGATATAGTTAATCGCAAAACCAAAACGGACGCCGGTAAACCCGTCAGCAACCACAGTTGCATTCGGTTTATAGACAAAGTTCACAAGGTGCCACTCACCATCAGCAGGTACTTGGGAGGTCACATCCATTGAACTGTAGTTCGTCTGCAAACCTGAATCAGCGTCAGTTGTCTTGCGATATTTCGCGGTAAACCGCATCGTGCCATCAGAATCGGGGGATCGACGCATCCAGGCCCGCAACCTGTATCGCCCTGTGATGGGTACAGTCACTCGGTTGAAGTTGAAATTGCGAGTCGTTGTCTCCCAGCGGAAAACAGTATTCGCAACCTTGCCATCAGCAACTTTTACAAAGTACGGACTTAAATCCCCACCTGACGCAGAGTAGTAGCTATACCAACTTCCCGGATCTGCCATCATGTAGTCTGGTAGCAAAGAATCACTATCCAAACCAGCCGTCAAACGAGCATCAATTTTTGTGATGCTATCGCTCTGCGCACTGACACCCTGCTCTGTCGCCGTTACACGATTGCTCAAGGCTTGTACCGCACTGGCATCCGCTTTCTGATTCGCGGTAGCCTGCGCCGCATCAGCTGCAGCTTTTGCAGCCACCGCAGCGGCTGCCGCGTCCGTTGCTGCTTTATCCGTTACGGCCACCCAGGCACTGCCATTCCAGCGCTTGGGGGTATTGGCATTGTTTTTTGTGTCGATCCACAGATTTTGTGCCAGGCGCTTGGCAGCCGCAGGAGCTGCTGTTGCAAAGATCACCTCCCCTTTTGCCCCAGCGGCAGTGGCGGCAGCCGCTGCCGCATCTTGCGCCGCAACGGCTTTGGCATCGGCGCTGTTCACGCTGGTCGTCAACTGCGTGATACTGCTTGCTTGTGCATCAAGCTTGCCCTCGGTCGCCGTCACACGGGTACCCAAGGAATTAACGGCCGTTGCCAAGCCACGCTGCGCGGCATCCAGACCATCTACCTTGCTGGACAGCGCCGTGGTGGAGTCAGACAAGGAGCGCAGACCACCCTCCAGTTGCTCAACCTGAGTGCGCATGGATTGCACGGAGGAAGCCAAGGCATCAAGGCCCGTTGCCGGATCATTCACCTGGCCTGCGACCGTATTGATCTGCTGAGCATTAGCCTGGATCCGGCCTTCTGCACTCTCTACCCGGCTGATCGTCTCCTGCGACTGGACCGCCAAAGCACCAAGACCATCAATGATCGAGGCAAAGTCTCCGATCAGCCCCCAATACGCCGCATCCGTTATCTTCTTGCCTGCCGGTACAGCCTTTTTAGCGCGGTACATCTTGTCATTGGCAAAGACGACAGCACCTGCCGCATAGGCTTTTTTCGAGTCCCATTTATCAGCAAGAAGCAGCTCTTGTACTTGGCCATTGACCTCATCAACCCGTTGATTCAGCTCACCAAGCTCAAGAGTCAGATCTCCCACGGAATCGCGGATTTTGGGGATGTCGCGGATGTTACCCATCAGCAGCTCGCCCAGGCCGCCCTCAACAATGGACGGGGTGATCAGCTCGTTATAGTCACTGGCCGATGTAGAAGGCACACCCCGAATGCCGGGTTTTGACTCTGCCGGAAACCACGGTCCTTGAGTCCCGTTTTTATCAATCAGACGTGCCCAGAAGAAATGCTGAGCCGTCACCGCCAAACCTGTTTGCTCGAATGAGTCCGTCGGATACGCAAAACCACCGGCACTCAGCGAATCTGCAAAGCTTTGTGTCGAGCCATACCTGATCTCGGTGCGCTCAATGATGTTCGGATCCGCTGGAAAACTCCATTTGACTTGTATACCCCAAGGAATGGAGCTGGTCCTCAGGTCGGTCACAGGCAAAGGTGCAGACAACTTGCCAGACAACTCTGTCAGATCTGAGTTTCCCCACAGGCTGGACACATCCAGAACGTTAATCGCACGTACACGTGCACGATACGCACCTGCATAGATGTTAGGAACTTCGACACTGGTGGAGCCCGTACGCGGGACTACAACCCACTCGGAATTATCCCGACGCCACTGCACCTCATAGGCGACAGCATTGGGAACGGCATCCCAAGAAATCACCGCATTATGTCGGGCCTGCCCCTGATCAATGACATGATAAGAGGTGATTGAAACATTACCCGGAATGCTCTGAACAGGCGGGGGAACAACGCTAACCGGTGGAGTTTCCACGCGGGTTTCATAGTCGATCGCGGCATGTTTTCCATCCACATACTGGACAGCATGGATGGTGTACTTAAGATCGCCGTCTTCGGCAACACTGATAACCCGATACTTCTGGGTCGACAGATCGGCTGCACTAATAGCCCATGGCGCTTCTGGTTCTGGCTCCAGGCTGAAGGGCGGGTCAACTAGTACAGTTTGGGTTTCAGTCGCCTCTTGCGAGGAAATCACAATGGGACGTGACTGCGACACACCATCTGGCAACACAACAGTCAGACGATCTCCAGCAGCAACCCTCACTGTGGCATCCAGCACGACTTCCGATTTGGTGGCAGACCGTACTAAACCACCAATACGACGCCCAGCCAAATGAGCATCCGCAATCTCAATAATTTGCCCAGGCTGTGCGAGTGTCCCTGACAAACCAACGCCGAAAGTAACCGTTTCAGTTTCCATCCGGGAGGTAAACAAGGCACTTCGCCCCATGCGCTGTGCCTGCCCCTGGGACGTACACCCAAAAGCAGTCAGCTCCAGTTGTCGAACACCGTAACGCGCAATGCCGTCAGGGTCTTCAAGCACTTCAACCTTGGCTCTGCCCATGTCCGTTTCATCATTCCAGGACACAAGGGCAACGGTATAACGGGTTGCGAGACTGGACCCTGCATAATTAAATATGCCATCCACAACATTGGCATTGGAATAGGTGTATACGGAATCGCGCGGCATGTCCGCCACAGCCAACACAGTGCCCTGAGCATAATAGGCAATGCCTCGAAAGACAGAGGCCAGATCCTGCAACACTCTCCAGGCCTCAGCCTTATCCTGCAAATACACATTGCAGGAGAAGCGTGGTTCCATACCTCCTTTACCATCGGGAACTTGCTCATCACAATACTGAGCAATCTGATACAAGGCCCATTTATCCAACCAGGAGGCTGGCAACAAGCGCCCTAGACCGTCGCAGGCATTAGTTGCAAGGTCATAAAAGACCCAGGCAGGATTGTCCGTCCAGGACATCTTGAACGTACCATCCCAACTACCACTATAGGTATGAGTCCAGGCATCGTAGTTGCTAGGAACACGGACAACTCGCAGATACAGATCAAACGCACGAGAGGGGATACTTTGAAACTGCTTGGCATTAACTCGTAGACCTATGCACGCTGACATGGGGCGACGAAGCTTGGCATCAGTCACCTCGGTAATCGAGTCCACATACGTCGTGTCACTAATGGTCGAATTACTAGCATTAGCGGTCAGTCTACGCACACGGACTGACCAACCTGTCGTTGCACGGGGTAAATCAATACGATGGCTGCGCGAGTACTGTTGAGTGGTCTTGCCATCAAAGGAAGCGCGCAACACTTCAACAAAAGCCGAATTGTCTGTAGACAGCTCAATCACATATTCAACGCGATACCCTGTGATATCACCTGTTTTCTTGGATTGCTGTTTGAGACCACGTACCGACAAGCCCACTCGCAATCCAGAAATATGAATATTCTGAATCGAGCGTGTAAACGGCTGATCAGATCGCAACTCCACATTCACAGCCGTAGCAGACTCTGCTGCTGGAAAACCAGGTATGTAGCTTTGCTCTTGCGTCCCGGCTCGAAATTCCATTTGTACATCCTGGAAGTTCAAACTGCCGTCCTCATTTTGAATCGGCGTGTTATCCAGGTATACAGAGCGCAGCGGGCTATTTTCATTCGCAAAGCCATGAATTGGGCCCGCACTGATCAAATCGACAACTGAAGCATAAGCAATACTATGCAGATTATCTGCATCCTCAACCGGCGTTCGTGTGGAACCACCACCACCTTTACCACCCTTGTGACCCTTCACACTGTAGCCACCAGAAACAGAAACGGCGCCCTCAGGCGCCGCAATGTTGTAATCAAGAAGTTGCATCACATCTGATCCTCTGAGTAGATCCCGGCAGACACCACAGCGCTACCGACAATCTTTCGCCCATAACCCATCGGGATAGGATTCCCTTGAGCCGTTGTATTGACCGGTCCATTAAAGTTGTAGGAAGGTTTATTTTCTGGACGATCTTCTGTACCCAAGCCTTGCTGCATAGGAGAAATCATTTGAAATATCCCACCCAGCAACAAACCGGCCCCCGCCAATTTCATACCTAGAACCGTACTTGCAGTAAAGCCAAAATCAACAAAAGCCAAGCCAATCAAAGCGGCCCCAAGTATCACCTGGAAAAAACCACCACGCTTAGCCCCTTTTATGACAGGCGCGATACGAATGTCCTGATCCCCAGCAGGAGCATGAAATCGTTTCTCATCAAGATTGTCTTGACCCAAATAACAGGTGTAAGCGATCCCTTGATCACAAGCCCCCATCAACTCCTGCTCAAATCCTGGCAACAGCACACACAAGGCCCTTACAGCCTCGGCCAGGGAATTGACGGCCAAACGATGCACCCGTCCAAAACGGCTGCCAAGCTTGCCATACAGCCGTATGGTTCGCAGTTCTTGATCCATTGATGCTGTCATCATCACAACAACTCCTTATGTCGAATAATCTTGCGAGTAATCTGCGCCCAATAACCGCCGTAAGGCACACGCTCTGACAAGTAGCCGTAGGCATGGTGCAACATGGCATCGGGTACCGGATGCAGATAAGAAACTTCTGCCAAAGGCTCTGCCCCGAGATAAATTCCCGCATGGTTGACCCGCTCACTACGTAACTGCATCAAGATCACATCGCCTGTTTTAGGACCGTCTTCGACCTCAACAAAGCCCGCTTTTGCAAAGTTATCCAAGTACAACTCGTCCCCTCCCTCCCACCAACCATCCTCACGCTCAAAGTCTGGTAAAGCGATTGCCCTTTCCCGGCGATAAAAGTCCTGTATCAAGGTGTAGCAATCGAGCACACCGTGATAGAACTGACGGCCGATCAAGGGAGCCTGATAACCCTCGGGGCAAAAAGACTCCATGCCCTCAATCCGGGGACCATCATCGCCAGGCATCACCGACACAATCAGCCACTCCAGAGGTTTGACGTGTTCGGCCATTGCCTCGCATGCCACCCGATCAGCCTGACTGGGCACTGCGGGCATGTTCGGATGCGAATGCACAAAGGCAATCAACTCACCCTGCTCCTGGGCCTGTACCCAGTCTTGCGGACGGGTGGCAAAGTAGTCTTCAGGCTCAGCGGCCACATTCACTCCTGGCACATACATTTCCTTGCGCCCCTTGGCCACCACAAAGCCCACTGCTTCGCGTGGATACTCGGCCAAGGCATGTGCATTAATCGCTTCTATGGTTTTTTTATTCATACGACACCCATAAAAAAAACCGCCCATGGCGGTCGTCCAACGCTTTACTGAAATCAAGAAACCCCGAACACCACAACCTGGCTCGCCTATCGGTTGAAGCTTGGCCCGCAGTGCCCACCCTCCAGTAGCCAACTACCGCTTACCAGAAGACAAGTACGACGGCCCGAGCTCATCCTTATCGCACTCGGTCAGCAGCCGGTTCACCACCAAAAGAGATCTCGGCTTCCTCTGGCCGACAATTCTGGACACTGGCCCAGCGCAACTGGCAACTGCGTACAAAACCGGGGCAACGATCCAGGGCCGGATCCTGTACGGGTTGATCGTTCTTATCGAACATGGCCGAGCCGGTATAGCCACAATACGGGCCACGGTAGCCGCCCACACGCGTCCAGGAGCAATACGTCATGATCTGGCGACCTGGCAATTGCTGCCCCTGAAAGTCCAGGGGACTGGACAGCTCAAACTCTACAAGCTGAGCATTGCTGGCGACACGCTGTTCAATCAACCAGACCTCCAGCGGAAATGCCTGGGTCGGGTCTGCGGTCGGGTTACCTTCAGGGAAGTTGGCTGCATCCAGATACTTGGCCAAGGTACGGTGACGGATAAACCGTGCACCAACCAAATCACCATACAAGCGACACATGGCAGAAATCACCCCCGGGATTTTCTTGCCACTCTCATCCACACCAATATTGCCTACCTGAATACTAGGCGTTGGCTGACGACCCTCTCCCGTACGCTGAAAACCGCTGGCTTGAATAGCCCAGGGCTCGTAGCGCTCTCCCTGCCACCAAATCGGAGTCTCTTGCGGGTAGCCGTGAAAACGCAAGGTACCGGCACCGATTTCCTCCGCGTCCAGTTCAAACACTTCAACAATGGCGCCTGGCTCCAGTTTTTGAATATCTGCCGTTATGCTCATGGTCGAAATCCTTGTTCAAAACCGAGTGACAACTGCCAAACAGGGCCACCTCTATGGGTTTTGGTATAACCGCGACACTGCACCACCATAGCCTCACTCCAGCCTGGTGGAGTCCAGAGAAAAGAGCGCCCCTCGCCATGGCGGTCCAGGAACTCCTGAATAGGCCCCATCTTTTCTTCGGTACCGACAAACATCAAAGACCAGCCAGACCGTCGCGGGTTCAGACCAGCACCTGCGCTTTGCTCATACCCGTCACCAAAACGAGCGGAGAGCACACGGTACTGAACCTCTTCAGAAATTGCCTTTTGCTCAGGCAGCCAAGTAAATGTTTCCATCATCGTGAATATCCATTGCGTTGATTCCATAACAAGCCGCCTTGTCGCATTTCACGCGACAAAGTCTGCTGCACTTGAGCAGCAATCAGCGTCCCCAACTGTCGGCCCTGCATATCGTCGCCATCCACCTGCGTCTGGCCATCGCTTTGCGACATATTGACTGCTACATTGATCTGGAATCCTTGAGCTCCGGCCTGCCCTGGGTCACTACCGGCGTCCTGCAGGTAATCCGTCAGATCCGAGTTCTGACGGGCACTCAACACACGCTCACCTTTATCCAGCAACCAGGTTCCCTCATACGGCACACGATCGATACCTTTATGAGCAACACCCATAAGATTCGTCAAAGCAAAAGTATTTGCTATTCCTAAAGATGCCGGGACAGCATTGGCACCTTGGGTAGCCAAAGACACCAAGGTCGCTGGCCCACTCCAAGCCGCTGCAATAGTGGCGGCTTGAGCGGCACTGGTCGTGGTAGTTGTTGCACCTATGGTTTCACCCAGCATTGCATTGACCGCCATACGCACACCGATCTTGATCAGCATCTTCAAGACCTCGTCACTGATCCCAACAAACAGGCCACGTAGATCCAGCTCACCTGTTTTCACAAAATTGAACAGGGTTTGTTCGATATTCTCAAAAGCTGTCTCAAACACCTGCTGCGTCAGCGCGGACACATCAATTGCAGTCGCTGCAAACTTGCGCAGCTCTTCGGTAAAGAAAGAGGTACCCGAACTCTCCGAAGAACCAGCCCCCCCAAGCGAAGCCCCCGGTTGTGGTCCAAAGAATGATCCACTTCCGCCGTATGCAGGACCAGGTCCGCTCATCCCACCCAAGCCCGGCACATGCCCATCCAAAGAAAAAGGGTCTGCACCAAACCCGGGCAGGCGCGAACCAAACATATTGGAGTACGTACCAAACCCGGGAGTCGGAGTTCCTGGCATGGCTGGATAGCTACCATAGCCCGGCAAGCGGGTGCCGAACATGGGGGCATTTATGTCTTCATTCGGATTCGCAAACCGGGTCAGGCCGGGTACACGCAAACCATACAAATTCGTCCCTGGATCCGGCATGGGAGCAAGAGGGCTTCCACCGGTGCAACAACAAGGCACACAGTCCTGCGCCGCCGCAGCAGGTATCTGTTCGGCTTTATCCTGAACTGCTTTGGTGGCCTTGGCGGCAGCGTCATCTTCTTTTTTCTTCGGCCCGCTGATCGCCTCCAACACCGCTCCAATGCCGGCCTTGATCAACATGCGCAGCGCCTCATCCGCTACGCCGACCAACAAGGTATTCCAGTTGAATTTGCCTGTCTTGACGAAGTCGAACAGACTTTTTTCCAGATTGGTAAAGGCATTGGTCACAATGCTTTCCATCGGAGTAGCCATATCAGAGGCTGCCTCGATGTATTTGGCAATCGCCGCTTGACGACCTGCATTCCATCCCTTGTCCTCTTCACTCTTTCTGGAATTACCAGAGGAAGCTGGAGCCTTCTTGGGCGCTGCGCTGGCTGGAGCGGGAGAAGGCGCCGTAGACGGTGCATTCACTGGTCGACTGGGGGCTGCTGCAGGGGGGGCAACCGTATTCACCACCACAATGGGGGGCTGAGACGCCACAGGACGTTTGGGCAAGGCTTTATCCAAAGCCTGAATAAACTGATCGATGGCTTGCGCACTGGCTTTGGCCTTTTTCCCAACCAGGGCAAACTGATTCCCTGCATCAGCAAGTGCGTTGCCAGCTTTGACAGTCGTCACTGAAAGACGAAGGCCCGCTTTATCAAGCGCCTTCATTGCCTTTTCCAGATCCGCGATCTGCTGTTTCATATTTTTGGGGTCCATGACTATAGAAAATAGGCTTGTCTGCGCTGCATCTCTCGCCTACAAAAAAGCCCCGCCAACCCAGGCGGGGCCATCAACACTAGCTATGTGAAAAATCACTCGTTTTTGTTCTCCTCATTGCCTGAACAGAACATCGGGCAGTCGAGCAGGCTTGCACAGGCCGCTCGACTGCCCGGATAGCAAGCCAAACCTAGGACTTCTGACGCTCCACGCCATCAATCGCCAATACCGCGGCATCCAGCTCGGCACGAGACAAGGGCGTCCCGTAAGCACCGACCACGGCCGAAATATCAGCGGTACTCAATGGCAAGGGAAAGACGCCACCCATCCCCGTTACGACAGATCGACAACGGCTGGCTGCGTGATAAATCATGATGATGTGGTCAGTAATCGGATCCGAGGGAACCTCGGGCGGTACGGCCGCCCCCAGCTTCGCATAGATCAGCTTGCGCTTTTGGCTTGGCCCGGCCCACTCTTTTTCCCACTGGAACCGGGCGAGGACTTTTCCACCGTTTCCTTGACCTCCTCTTGAGCCTCTTTGGCCAGTTGAGCCGCGTGCAGCAGAACCCAGGTAAAGAGATCGCTATCGCCAGACAGCAATGCCGCCGCATTCTCTGGCGAATACGGAACCTGACGACCAGTCTCGTCCTGAATCTGGCCCTTCCAATCCCGAATAATGTAACGACCCAGCAATTGACATTGGATGTCATGCTCACGGACGTCGCTATCGGACACCAGAATGGAACTCAGGGATTGGCCCGCATCTTCACGGGCAATCAAACGTCGCACTCGCTCCAGAGCGATTTGATAAGCCTCGGTATCCAGTCGGGTCAGTTTGAAGGACACATCATCGGTGTAATCCTCCCACCGCTCCTGACTCAGCACCGATTCCAGGCGATTAATCTTCAAAGCCATGCCATGACTCCTTAAGGTGCAGGCGCAGCAACTGGGCTACGAGTCAGCACGGGAGTTTGCTTGGCCACGGTGAAGTTCAGCTCCACTTTCAGAATGTCGCCCTTGGCACCGTTAGGCAGATCACCATCGACCTCAATGGCAGGCAGATCGATCTCGTACTTGTTGCCAAGGGAGTCGGTGATCGGGAAGGAAATGGCGATCGGGGTGCGTTTGAACTGGTTCTTCCACAGCTCCCAAGCCTTCTGGGACCAAGCCAGGGTCACTGTGCCGGTGATGGCTGCTGCGGTCTCAATCAGGGCGCCGGGACCCAAGCGCTCGGCACCAAAGCAACGTTGGGTCTGCAGTTGATTGTCGATATTCAGGGTCAGGCCCGATACGCAAGCCTGACCAGCCAAAGACACACCATTGGCTTTCACATCGCCCACGCTGATCGAGGACATGAAAGGTGTTTGGCTGGGCTCGGCCGGATCGGTGGCAAAGGGAGTTTCCTTGTCTTCGTAATCCAGGCAAGACATGGTGAAGGTTACGGTGGCTTTGCCTTCTTCAGGCACTTCCAGGGCAAAGGTGCTGACATGTGCACCCTTGAACAGCGCGTAGACATCCACGTCACGATAGGCTTTGGCCAGGCTGAAGGTGCTGCGGGTCTCGCCCACGCTCAGCTTGTTCTCTTTCCACTCGCCGTAGAAGGCAGCGGCCAGCAGCTCGTCAAAGGTGCCGTAGGACAGTTCGCCCGTGATGTCGCCACCAATATCAATGCTGGTCACGATCGAACCCTGACCAATACGCGAATCGGTGATTTCTTCGGACTCCTCTTTGTTCAGGGTAGGAGTCAGTGTGTTGCCGGTGACGCGCAGCGTCTGCCAGCCCGAACCGGGGGTTACACCGGGAACGGTTTCTTTAACCAGGTAGCTAGTAACTTTAGCGCCAGAACTCATAATGCATCTCTCCTGTATGCAGGCAAAAAAAAACCGACGCGAGGTCGGCACAAAAAAACAGGTAAAAAATCAACCGGCCCGGAACGGGACGGTCAGGTTGATCTGGTAGAACTCTTCGCGTTGTGGCCGTTTTTGCGGGTCATCCGCTGCCACGTCGACCTGGCTCAGGCCCAGGCATTCCAACGCTCCTTCAGACCAGAAGGAAAAGTGTTCATCCACGGCATCACTCAGGCGATCCAGCTCCTGACGCCCCTGACCCAAACGATCAAAACACTCAATCAGAATCTCGCCCGATTTGCGGGTGTAGGGTTTCGCACCCATGCCCGAGATTTCCGAGTCGGTATTCTTGATCAGCAGACGGCACCAGACGCCTGTATCCGGCGGAGTAAAGACTGCGTGGGCATTGGGATACTCGATGCGCTCCTGAGCAATCCCGGTCAATGCCACCATGTGATCAATAATGGCTTTACTGATCTGTTCAAAGTTCATCTTGTGTAGTTCTCCTGAACGGTCCTGGCCATCTGCTTGACGGCCAATCGACGACTGTGCGTGGGTTGCTGTGACCAGGCATAAAAAAACCCCGCAGCAATTTCTTGCTCGGGGTTGTTTCGTTTGCATTGGACGCAACTTTGCACGCCCATTATTGCAATTAGCCTTGCAGATTCATAGCGGACCATGTTGCAGACTGCAACGCCAGGCGTAAAAGGCAGAGGTTTCACCCTCTTTGATCTTGTCCACCTGGCCTGAATCCTGCAACTGCACCAGCACACGCTTGACCCCTTCGCGCATGGCGTTGCGTTGGGCCGTGGACAGCTCCATGCCTTTGCTGACGTGCCGCACAATCTGGATCATACGGAACTCTCGTCCCGGATAGGCCGCTAACAGGTCTATGACTTCGGCTGCATACTTCACCGCAAAATCTCCTTCTCGACTGTAATTCTGAAATCCATCAAATGGCGGCGGTAGTCTTCATCCCGAAGGACCGCGCCAGTCACCTTTTTGATCCACAAACGGGCTGTGGTCTGACGTTCGCTGGCGGTCAAATGACCGTACTGAGCGTTCTTGCGCGGGTACTCGGCCTGGATGACCATGGCTTGGTAATGCGGCAGGCGCTGGTAGAGGGCGTCAACCGCCAAAGCGTGGTCTTGATGTATGGGCCTGAAGTCCTCTTGCCACGGAACGTAGCGTTCCATATTGCCCACGGTCTGCCCAGACCAGCACCAACGGGCCCAGTTCCAGAGCAAATCGTCGCCGCTCAGACCCTGCTTTTTTTCTGCTTTGATTGTCATGTGGGTTCCTCCTTCAAGCCCGATGAACGGTGATGCAGTGCATCCGGGTCAGCAAAATTCGTTTGATGCTTTGGAACAGGCTTTCTGGATCGCCGCTTAGCTGCACAATGCGATCGCCGCTGCTGTTGTCCGTGTAGGCAAAATCCGCGATATAGCAAATCCTGCCGGCAGGTATCAGGTGGCTGAAAAGCCGTGGCACCAGACTCCAGGATGGCTGCTGTACCAAATGCCTGATCTGGCCGCTCCGCTGCAAAGCCAGCAGTTCTCTGTAGCGATGGGCAGGTGCGCCGGTGATCGCCTGATGCACCTCTTGATGACGCCGTCTTGTCAGATCCATGGCTGGTTCACTCCTTGCCCAAGGCTGCTTTGGCCATCTTCAGCACAGCCAAGGAACACGCTTCCGGGCGGGCCAAGATCCGATTCGCCCAGACTCGCGGGTCCTTGTCGGTGTCGCCCGAAATCACCTGAGCCAGATCGCGCACGCGTCGTTGCCCTTCCCGGCGCCCTTGCTCCCAGTCTTGCGGGGAGGTCAGGGCCAATCGAGGCGGCGGGATTTCTGGCCACTGTCCTTTGGCCAGGTGATCTCCCAGCACTTTGTGCCAGCGTTGTTCCAGCTGCGTGTAGGCCTGATTCAGCATGTCAAACTGTCCAATGCTGATTGCTGCGTGATAGATAGCCGGGTGTGACCACTCGCCCATTTCTCCTCGCACTCGTGCTTGCATGCCACGCACGGCCTGGAAAAAGGCGGTTTCTGGTTCCAGTTGAGGGCGGCACGCACGCAAGAACTCCGGCAAGCTGGGGGGCCAATCAAACATGCGACGGCAATTCTTGATGCCTAGTGCCACGTCATTGGGCGAGACACCTTCCTCGTCAAAAGCTTCGGCCCAGGCCTGTTTCCAGTCTTCAATGGCTTGCTTGTCCCGAAAGTTGGAGCGGAACTTGTTCGGATAAATGCCATTGAGCCGGTTGTACAAATGGTCCATCAGGCTGATGCCTTCCAGCTTGGTATGACGCAGCAGCCAGGGGTTGGAAAAATCAGATATCGATGACATCGTCTATCTCCTCGCGTTGCCGATGACGGTTCACATAAGCCAGGGGATCAAAGCCCGACGCCTGACCTGCACGGGGCTCGTTGCGTCCTTCCAGCCAGCTGGCCTTGCCCCCGCGCCAGCCACGCAACATGCACTCGGCCAGAAAGTCGTCCACGCTGTAGCCCATTTCCAAAGCACGGTGGGCTTCGGTGCCAAGGCGGTTCAGGGCGGTTTGCGTCAAGGGCGCTTTGATCTCGCGACGATGGCGCAGATAATCTGCGATCACTTCGGCACGGGGTTCAGCAGGCCAGGCAGAGAACTCCAGCGCCGGAGCCTTGCGACGCACGTTTATTTTTTCTTTATCTTTTTCTGTATCTGTATCTCCTTCTTTATCTGCCTCTTTATCTGTCTCTTTATCTGTCTCTTTATCTGTCTCTTTATCTAGAGCGTTACCCGGCCGTTTCGGTAACGTTACGGACGCGTTACTGCCTTCGTTACCGTCTTGTTCCTGTTTTTTTCTGGCCCGAAAACGCGCCACCCGCTCCGCGCTGCTGTCGGATTTCATCTGGCGTTTGTCCCACGCCAGAGGCTGCAAAGTTTCCTGGTCGATCAGGCCCACTTCGCTTAAGCGGCGCACCACATCGTCCAAGGTACGCAGGTCCAGGCCCAGCTTGACGGCCACCTTGCGCAGCATCAGCGTGTCTTCGCTGTCTAGCACGTCCTGCCCTTTAAGGCAGAGCAAGGCCACGTAATGCCATCTGTCCTCGAAAGCCAGCAGACGCAATTTCTCGTCGTCCACCATCTCGGTATAGGCGCGAAACCACGGCATATTGCTCATAGGCACGCTCCTGACTGTGTGAGCCATCGACAAGCAAACTCGTGTCGATGGTTGTGAATACGTGTTTTCATGGCACCCCCGCCTGAAAAACCGCACGCCTCTGATGTATTTGCAAAAATATGACGCGCAGCAGGACCCCTGGCCCAAACAGGCCACGAACATCCGATTGATAGGCAATGCCCCAAGGGCACAAGAACTGCGTCACCCCATGACGCAGTCGAACTGTCAGGCATGGCTTGCAAGCCAAACCCATCGTAAATGCTTAGATATTTCTAGAGCTTTCTTTGGGTGCTGGGGCGGGCACCACCGGGTTCATGTGATGGAAGACCAGTTGCCAGACGCGCGGTATGACACCAGCCTTCTCCCATTGAGATATGCGGCCTTTGCTCAAGCCCGTGATACGCAATACGGCTCGGCGACCGCCCATTTCTTCGATGATGTGTTTAGCGTCCATGCATTGAGTATAGATAGTTCTAAACGTAAAGAAAAGAAATATCTAAACCTATGTTTAGTTTTTTCTTGTTTTAATGTCGGGTATGGATATTTATTCGATTCGCCGCAGAAACCTGCAACGCCTGATTGAAGACCGCGCTCACGGCAACGCGGCTGACTTTGCGCGCTCTATTGGGCGCACACGGGCGCAACTAGCCCAGTACCTGTCATCCACTTACAACGGTGGGCGCAGCATTGGCGAACGAGTGGCGCGGGCCATAGAAAAAGAAGTGGGTCTGGAAGCGCATAGCCTGGATCAGCAAGGCTATGGTTTTGGGGCCAAGCACGGTTTTGACTCCAACGTGCAAGACGCCATGATGGGCGAGCGGCGTATCCCCCTGCTGAACTATGTACAGGCAGGTGTGTTTCGGGATCCCGGTCAGAACTTCACGTTTGAAGAAGTGGAATATCTGCTGACAGACCTGTGTCTGTCCGAGCGTTCCTTTGCCTTGCAGATCAAGGGCGATTCCATGTTGCCGGACTTCAAGGAAGGCGACCGGATTATTGTTGATTGCGAGCTCACGCCCCGCCCCGGTGATTATGTGGTCGCCAAAAACAGCGAAGAAGAAGCCACCTTCAAGAAGTACCGGCTCTTGTGCATAGATGAAGGTGGGCAAGAAATCTTTGAGCTGGTGCCGCTGAACGAAGACTATCCTTCCATTCGCAGCGACCAGCATGCTATTGAAATCATCGGCACCATGGTGGAGCACCGGAAATACTATCGGCGTTCGTAAAAAGCTGGCAGCGCAGGCTGCCTTGCATGATGCGGCTTAACGCTTTTTCATTTCCTGATCGACCTTCTCCATCCAGGCCTGATCACAAGGGACGGGCTGTGCTGAGCGCTGACCATACAAACGGATATGCACCACGTTGCACCACTCCTGCGAGCCATAGTCAGGGCCATGCCCTTGTCCATCAGAGACAGCCAATTGACGATCCACCTTTTCCAGCCAGGCTTCACTGCCAACTTTCTCGGTGGGCGCCGTAGTTTGGCAAGCGGCTAACAATAAAGCGGGGGCAAGCATCAAGATTCGCATGACAATATCCAAATAAAACCTCTGCTATAACAGAGCACCAAAAAACTATTATTTTTCAATGCCCCTTTTATAACAAGACCATTGGGGACTCAAGCTCGTCCCTGGCATGTGAGACAAGAATGAAATGGCTGTTCCTATGCCTGATCATGGCATTGCTACCTCTGAGCACGCAGGCAGGAAACACTCCCTGCTCAGGCAAAAAAGGTGGCATTTCCCACTGCGAGGGGGAAGTCTTTGTCTGCCGTGATGGTTCAGCCAGCGGCAGCAAGCGGTCGTGTCCTGCGTACACCGGCACTGCAGGACAACGTTCGCAGTCCAGGCCACAGGCGCTGCAATCCAGCAGCGCTTGCCCCTGCTCCAGTGGAACCTATTGCACCGGCCCTCGTGGAGGGCGCTATTGCGAAACCAGCACAGGTAGCAAACGCTATCAGCGCAAATAAGGGGACAGCCTGCGGTACTTGCTTAGCAATTGCCCTTTTTAGCCTGGCCGGGTGGACAGTGACGCTGCCCGTATCCACCGTAACCATCCGGATCCACAATCACCGAACCCCTGGGAGTATGGACGGCACAGGCGGAAAGAATAGCTGTCATGGTCAAAGCCAAAATAAGTGTTTTCATCATTATTCTCTGGGTTTTAGACGCGCTCATTGTGCTCCAAGGATAAACAACAAGGTGCTACCAATCGCGAGCAAATACAGTTGGGCCTCCAGATGCTTGAATCTCTTGCTCTAA